TGGCAGGCTCTTTAACATTGATGGGATTGTCCCGCCGAAATGCGGGAACCAAAGAGTAGTTGGCTTTGGGGTGACGTGAAGTGCAGCTGCACGACGGCAACCGGAAGATAAGCACCCGGCGCGTCACCGCCAAAGTCAATCATCGGAGGTCAACATGACAGTAGTCATTACATATCTGGCTGACGATAACGCCAGAAATCGCCGCAGAGCACGCAGACAGGCTCAACGTGAACAGGCAATGCAAGAACAGCGACTGGCGCGAAAGATTGCGCTAAAGCTCTCTGGTTGCGTCAGAGCAGACAAAGCAGCATCACTCGGAAGCCTTCGCTGTAAGGAAGAAGATGAACGCAGTGGAAGTATTTGCCTGCCAAACGTAGCTCTTTACGCGGCAGGCTACCGGAAATCAAAACAACTGACAGCGAGATGATAAATTCATTTGCTAATTACTTGTTTTTGCCATGCTTATCCTGAGCGATAAGTTCATCCATAAGGCTGTCTGCCTTCCCGGCAAACCTAATGTAGCACTCATGTCTATAGCTTTCCGGGATAATAAAACGGTCGGTATCAGGATATCCAACAGCAGGAGGCCTTCGAACGAGGAGGCCTTTTTTGAGCAATGAAATTGATTCATGAGCTCCCTTTTCCGTTTGTAGCTGGTTATTAGCGGCTACAGCGAATGCCAAATACGCTCTTTCTCCAAGAGTTAACGAATCAAACAAATCTTGCACATATTTTTCTTCTTTGGATTTGCGCTTCTGAGCAGCGGATACCTCAATTCTTTCAGTCACAGCGTGATAAGCGGAATTAACTACACCGTTAAGCACATAGCTAACGCAGAACAACAGGATGTAATACATCCAATAATGAGGAAGGATTTCTGGATTATGCAGGTTTATCCATTCTTTTACGCTTACCGGCATAACAATAATCAATATGATCAGGATGATTAGCATATGAATCAACTGTTTAAGTGTCATTCCTTGCAGGAAAAAATGCATTAGTTCCTGCCACCATGAGTTGTTCATCGGCGTTTCTCTTTTGCTCTCTGTAGGGGTGAATAGAGTTTATCCGATTTCTCGCTGTAGGGGTACACGAGAACCACCGAGCCTGATGTGGTTAAAAGACAGGCACAATCTTTACTACAGCAAGCCACGCAGTGAAATGGGTGTGACTTGTGTTGGTCGCCAGAAAATGAAATTAGGCAGCAAACCACTTATTTGAGGTGAGATATGGAAGAAGAATTTGAAGAGTTCGAAGAGCATCCGCAGGATGTGATGGAACAATACCAGGACTATCCGTATGACTACGACTATTGATAAAAATCAATGGTGTGGACAATTCAAACGATGCAATGGATGCAAGCTGCAATCGGAATGCATGGTTAAGCCTGAAGAAATGTTTCCTGTAATGGAAGATGGGAAATATGTCGATAAATGGGCAATACGAACGACGGCAATGATTGCCAGAGAACTTGGTAAACAGAACAACAAGGCTGCCTGATGGTGGCCTTCATTTTTGGCATAAACAACAGAATAAATACTGCACTGTGTATTCATTCCAACGAGTGAATACACGGAGCAATGTCGCTCGTAACTAAACAGGAGCCGACTTGTTCTGATTATTGGAAATCTTCTTTGCCCTCCAATGTGAGGGCAATTTTTTATCTATGAGGATATGAACAGATGTCAAACATCAAAAAATACATCATTGATTACGACTGGAAAGCATCAATAGAAATTGAAATCGACCATGACGTAATGACAGAGGAAAAACTTCACCAGATTAATAATTTCTGGTCAGACTCTGAATACAGACTCAAAAAACACGGCTCTGTATTAAATGCTGTATTAATCATGCTAGCGCAACATGCTCTGCTTATAGCAATTTCAAGCGACTTAAATGCATATGGTGTTGTGTGTGAGTTCGACTGGAATGATGGAAATGGTCAGGAAGGATGGCCTCCAATGGATGGTAGCGAAGGAATAAGAATTACCGATATCGACACATCTGGAATATTTGATTCAGATGATATGACTATCAAAGCCGCCTGAGCGCGGCTTTACCGCATACCAATAACGCTTCACTCGAGGCGTTTTCGTTATGCAATCAAACAGAAGGAGCATCCTATGCAACAGTTCGCTATTGCAGGGGCGGCATCGGTTCGCCCTTTCAACCCGATTTTATCGGTACAGCATTCACGAAAAAACATTCTAACCGGAGCAGACTTTAAACAACCAAGAATGAAAAGTTTGCTCGAAAAGCTTTGGGATATTTTGAAACAACAAGGCCGCCCATGAGTTTTACAGATAACTGGTCAGACGAAGAATTCATTCGTCAGATGAACAAAATGCTCAATCAGCACAAAGAACAGGAGAAAGATGATGATTCTGACTCTGAATGATAAGCGTGAAATATCGCAAATCATCGCAAGTTTTACTGATGAAGATTACGAACGAATCAACAGTGAAGTTGATCGCCTCTGCAAACGCTGCGACCCAATAAGCGAAATGCTTCGCTCATATAAGCCAGATGAACACACTAAGGACGCTATCGACTGGCTGGAAGATGATGACTGTGACTATCAGGAAAAAGCCGCTGAATGGTTCTGGGATGCAATAACCGAAAGAGTTAAGGCTGAATATGCCTTCGCAATATTCAAACGCAGACACATTTATGGAGAAGCAGCATGAGCAATATCGTTGAATTCGTTAAACAGCAGGAGCAGTTATTCTGCGGAGCATTGACTGAACAGACGGTGACATGGGCTAAGGAAAGCCAGTTTGCAATTCAGTATTTCCAGAAAAATGATTACCTGGCTAAAACGGCACTGGCAAATCCAACCAGCGCACAGAACGCCATCATCAATGTTGCGGCGATCGGCATCACCTTAAACCCGGCCAGCAAACTTGCTTATCTAGTTCCGCGCGACGGCATGGTTTGCCTTGATATCAGCTATATGGGATTACTTCACCTTGCACAGTCGACAGGATCAATTAAGTGGGGGCAATGTAAACTGGTGTACTCAAACGACACCTATGAATCAAACGGCCTTGATTCAGCGCCAACCCACAAATACAACGCATTTGGTGAGCGAGGCTCTATTGTTGGTGGTTATTGCACGGTTAAAACAGCAGATGGTGACTACCTGACTGAAGAAATGAGTCTGGCAGAAATTAAAGCTGTGGAAGCAACGAGCAAGGCAAAGAATGGACCGTGGAAGACATTCTGGGAAGAGATGGCGCGTAAAACAATAGTTAAACGCGCCAGCAAATACTGGCCTAAAGCCCAGCGACTGGATAATGCCATTCACCTGCTTAACGAAGATGAGGGTATGCATCAGGAACCGGTTATGCCGCACAAATCAGAGGAAGATATCCGCGAAGATGAACGGAAACGCCAGCAGGAAATAATGGAAAAAGCACAACTTCTTTGTGATGAAATGGCTCAGGCTGAAAACATGGATGATTTGAAGAGATATTTTGCAGAAGCATATCGCCTGACATCTGGAATGAAATTGCAGCAGAACGTACAAGCCATTTACGCAGAATGCAAAGCGAAACTGGAGGTTGCCAGTGAGCAAACTGTATGAAATTGCCAATGAATACGCAAAGCTGATAGATTCAGATTTAGAGCCAGAGATGATTGCTGACACAATAGAAGGCATGGAAGGAGAATTTACCGATAAAATAGAGCAACTTCTTGCCATTATTAAAAATGAATCTGGTTATGCTGAACGCCTCAAGGAAGAGGCACAGTCACTAAATGAGCGAGCCGCAGTAATTCAAAATAAGATTGACAGCATTATGGCGTATATAGCGTCATCGCTTGAAATGGTTGGCAAGAAAAAGATTCGAGCAGGTATTCACCAGGTAACAATCCGCAAACCGTCAGAAACTGTAGAAATCATCGACTCAAGCGCCCTTCCTCCTGAATACGTTGAGTTTGAAACGACAATTAAAGCCGACAAACTGGCAATCAAACACCAACTAAAAGCAGGAATAAATATCCCCGGCGCTCAACTCAAAGTTGGGAAACCTTCACTTCTTATCAAATAACGGTCTCGACTATGAAAAAGACTTCATGGGAGAAATGGGAAGTCGATTTCTTGCGCGAAGTGGCGGCGACAATGCCAGTTGAAGTTATCGCTGAAAAACTGGAAAGGACTGAAAAAGCAGTAATGGCGAAAGCAACAAGGATTGGTGCTGACATTGTTAGCCGACTTCGTGGAAGACGCTGGACAAGAGCCGAAGTATCACTTTTCGGTAAGTTCTCCGCAGAAGAAATAGCAATTGCAACCTGCCGTTCAATTTATTCAGTAAGGGCTATGCGATACAAGCTAAAAAGACTCGATGAAGAAAGAGCAGGCATACGAATAAATTAACATGGAATAATTAACAATGAAGCTAAACATCGACCTCGGCAAATACGTTATCACCGGAACCAAACACGATCTGATTCTTAGCGAAAGAGGAATTATCAAAGAAGGCGAGAATGCAGGGAAAGAAACACTAAGTCGTATCGGTCATTACAGCAAGTTTGAGCATCTGGTCAAAGAGTTATGCAACCGTGAAATCCTGTTATCTCAGGCGCAGACGCTACAGGATATTCAGCAGCATATCGAGACTTTAGGTGTATCACTTAGCATGGCTGTTGACCAGTTCATGGAGAGTAAATCATGAGAGGACTTTCATACAATCCCGGCATTCTTCCGGCAGAAATGATTATTCGCCAACGCGTAAAGCCAATGCCATCGAGAGAGGAATTGCTTAAGAGAAAGAGTTTCGGTTCTGTTAATGACAACAAATATCTGAATGCGATGTGGCGCAAAGGAGGCAACCAGTGAGTAATTCAGCACGACTACAGCTTGGTTTTTCACCGCTATCAAAAACTATCATGCTGGCAAAAATGCGCGATGTTGAAGGTGGACGTATGCGCGTTGGCAATGATCCAGGTCGTGATGTTACCAATGAGGCTGCTCAATTGGTGTGGCGACTGGTCATGGCTGAAGGTGGTGAGATCGCGTGGGATCTGGATGATGGTTCTCGCATGGTGTTGAAGGCAGAAAAGCAGGAGGCAACCAGTGAGCAAGATTGATTATCAGGCACTGCGTGCTAAGGCAGAAAAAGCAACGTGTGGCGAGTGGTCGCTCGAATATGGAGAGGGCCGATTTGATGGTGATGATGCGCTAATTCATCGCGAGGCTGCTGGATATATTCCCATTTGCAGAATTGAAGGAGCGCATCCTGAAAGCGGTTTCGATGAAGATTTCCAAATGGAACAGCAGGCCAATGCTGAATTCATCGCTGCAGCCAATCCGGCTACCGTGCTGACACTACTGGATGAACGGGAAAGAAACCAGCAGTACATCAAACGCCGCGACCAGGAGAACGAGGAGATTGCGCTTACGGTTGGGAGGCTGCGCGTTGAGCTTGAGGCAGAAAAACAGCGGGCAAAGGATCTGTTTATGGAAAATGCTCGGCTTAAGTCAGGTATAGCCGGTCTGATACACCTCGGTATTCGATATGCAGATGTTGAGGTCATGAAAATTGCTGGAGATGCCCAGCTTTCTACCCCATGCACTGACAGCATCATAAACAGCATTGCAACAGGCATTCGCATCAAAGGAGAGTGATATGAGCAGGAATACGGGTTTGTAAAAGATAACACTTGTGAAAATGCTGAATTTCGCGTCGTCTTCACAGCGATGCCAGAGTCTGTAGTGTCAGATGATGACCGTACTCAAACATCGGGTTGAGTATTATCTTACTGTTTCTTTACATAAACATTGCTGATACCGTTTAGCTGAAACGACATACATTGCAAGGAGTTTATAAATGAGTATCAATGAGTTAGAGTCTGAGCAAAAAGATTGGGCGTTATCAATGTTGTGCAGATCCGGTGTCTTGTCTCCATGCAGACATCACGAAGGTGTTTATGTAGATGAAGGTATAGATATAGAGTCGGCATACAAATATTCCATGAAGGTTTATAAGTCTAATGAAGACAAATCCCCATTCTGCAATGTGCGAGAAATGACTGATACCGTGCAAAATTATTATCACGAGTACGGTGGAAACGATACTTGCCCTCTCTGTACAAAACATATAGATGATTAAACCAAATATTACATAACAATCCTCGCACTCGCGGGTATTTCTTTTATATGGGGATAATATGACCATCCACTTTCACGGCAGCCCAATATGGGGTGATGAGCATGCCCCTACAGATATGCTTATTAAAGCCCTTTACCGTGATAGTGGGGCTTTTGTTTCATTTGCCAGACCAGAGCAGATGAAAAAGATTGCCATGTTCCCTTGTGATATACGCCTTGATAACGGCGCTTTTAGCGACTGGATGAAAGCATTAAAGAAAGGCACTCCGGTAGACTGGAGTAAGAGACGAGCAAAATTCTACGACTTTGTTGGGAAGTGGTTCAGCAGAATTGAATGGTTTCTTATACCTGACGTTATCGAAGGGACAGAGGCAGAAAACGACGAGCAGATTGAGTTGGTTCCTGATTGGCTAAAATCAAAAGCGGTTCCGGTCTGGCATACGACGAATCAATTGAACGTCTTTTACGCCTTTCTGGAAAATTTGAATGGGTGGCGATTGGATGCTGCGGCCCACACAGGCACATACGCTCTAAATGGTGGGAACAGAGAATGGATGAAGTTTTTACTGAGATTTATATCAATCGTAATTTGAAAGTGAAAATTCATGGTCTTCGAATGCTCGACGTGAGAGTTCTTGGTATGTATCCGTTCGCCAGTGCGGATTCTACTAATGTTGCTGTTAACGTACCGAAGACAGAGAAGCGATTTCCTGAGATTACCGACAAACTGGCACGTACAGCTGTACTTCGCGCTGCTATTGAAAAGGTGCATCCGCCATCGATATCAGCATGGGTAGACAGAAAGATGAGAGAGCCGGCGCAAGCCGGTTTTTTATTTGAATTCACCGACGCCGCTTAATGCGGATTTCTTTTATCTGAACTCGCTACGGCGGGTTTTGTTTTATGGAGATGATAAATGCACTTCCGAGTCACAGGTGAATGGAATGGAGAACCATTCAACAGAGTTATCGAAGCCGAGGACATCAACGACTGCTATAACCACTGGATGATATGGGCGCAGATAGCACATGCAGACGTAACCAATATTCGAATTGAAGAACTGAAAGAACACCAAACCGCCTGATGGCGGTTTTTTCTTGCGTGTAATTGCGGAGACTTTGCGATGTACTTGACTCTTCAGGAGTGGAACGCTCGCCAGCGACGCCCAAGAAGCCTTGAAACAGTTCGTCGATGGGTGCGCGAATGCAGGATATTCCCTCCTCCGGTTAAGGATGGAAGAGAGTATCTGTTCCACGAATCAGCGGTAAAGGTTGACTTAAATCGACCAGTAACAGGTAGCCTTTTGAAGAGGATCAGAAATGGGAAGAAGGCGAAGTCATGAGCGCCGGGATTTACCCCCTAACCTTTATTTAAGAAACAATGGATATTACTGCTACAGGGACCCAAGGACGGGTAAAGAGTTCGGATTAGGCAGAGACAGGAGGATAGCAATCACTGAAGCTATACAGGCCAACATTGAGTTATTTTCAGGACACAAACACAAGCCTCTGACAGCGAGAATCAACAGTGATAATTCTGTTACGTTACATTCATGGCTTGATCGCTACGAAAAAATCCTCGCCAGCAGAGGAATCAAGCAGAAGACACTCATAAATTACATGAGCAAAATTAAAGCAATAAGGAGGGGTCTGCCTGATGCTCCACTTGAAGACATCACCACAAAAGAAATTGCGGCAATGCTCAATGGATACATAGACGAGGGCAAGGCTGCGTCAGCCAAGTTAATCAGATCAACACTGAGCGATGCATTCCGAGAGGCAATAGCTGAAGGCCATATAACAACAAACCCTGTCGCTGCCACTCGCGCAGCAAAATCAGAGGTAAGGAGATCAAGACTTACGGCTGACGAATACCTGAAAATTTATCAAGCAGCAGAATCATCACCATGTTGGCTCAGACTTGCAATGGAACTGGCTGTTGTTACCGGGCAGCGAGTTGGTGATTTATGCGAAATGAAGTGGTCTGATATCGTAGATGGATATCTTTATGTCGAGCAAAGCAAAACAGGCGTAAAAATTGCCATCCCAACAACATTGCATGTTGATGCTCTCGGGATATCAATGAAGGAAACACTTGATAAATGCAAAGAGATTCTTGGCGGAGAAACCATAATTGCATCTACTCGTCGTGAACCGCTTTCATCCGGCACAGTATCAAGGTATTTTATGCGCGCACGAAAAGCATCAGGTCTTTCCTTCGAAGGGGATCCGCCTACCTTTCACGAGTTGCGCAGTTTGTCTGCAAGACTCTATGAGAAGCAGATAAGCGATAAGTTTGCTCAACATCTTCTCGGGCATAAGTCGGACACCATGGCATCACAGTATCGTGATGACAGAGGCAGGGAGTGGGACAAAATTGAAATCAAATAATGATTTTATTTTGACTGATAGTGACCTGTTCGTTGCAACAAATTGATAAGCAATGCTTTTTTATAATGCCAACTTAGTATAAAAAAGCAGGCTTCAACGGATTCATTTTTCTATTTCATAGCCCGGAGCAACCTGTGAACACATTTTCAGTTTCCCGTCTGGCGCTGGCATTGGCTTTTGGCGTGACGCTGACCGCCTGTAGCTCAACACCGCCCGATCAACGTCCTTCTGATCAAACCGCGCCTGGTACCTCTTCTCGCCCGATTCTGTCGGCAAAAGAAGCGCAGAATTTCGATGCTCAACACTATTTTGCATCCCTGACACCAGGTGCGGCAGCGTGGAATCCTTCCCCGATTACCCTGCCTGCGCAACCTGACTTTGTTGTCGGCCCGGCGGGTACTCAAGGTGTAACGCATACCACGATTCAGGCGGCGGTAGATGCGGCAATTATCAAGCGCACCAACAAGCGCCAGTATATTGCCGTGATGCCTGGTGAGTATCAGGGAACGGTGTATGTCCCTGCCGCTCCGGGTGGAATTACTCTGTACGGTACAGGTGAAAAACCGATTGATGTGAAGATTGGGCTTTCCCTTGATGGGGGCATGAGCCCTGCCGACTGGCGTCACGACGTCAACCCGCGCGGCAAATATATGCCAGGTAAACCAGCGTGGTATATGTACGATAGCTGCCAGAGCAAACGCAGCGACAGTATCGGTGTTCTCTGCTCTGCGGTCTTCTGGTCACAAAACAATGGCCTGCAACTGCAAAATCTGACCATCGAAAACACGCTGGGCGATAGCGTAGATGCGGGTAACCATCCGGCGGTGGCACTGCGTACTGATGGTGACAAAGTGCAGATCAATAACGTCAACATTCTCGGTCGTCAGAATACCTTCTTTGTCACCAACAGTGGTGTGCAAAACCGTCTGGAAACCAACCGTCAGCCGCGTACTCTGGTGACCAACAGTTACATTGAAGGGGATGTGGATATCGTTTCTGGTCGCGGCGCAGTGGTGTTCGATAACACCGAATTCCGCGTGGTGAACTCACGTACTCAGCAAGAAGCGTATGTGTTTGCACCGGCTACGCTGTCTAACATCTATTACGGTTTCCTCGCCGTAAACAGCCGTTTCAATGCTTCCGGTGATGGCGTGGCGCAACTGGGTCGCTCGCTGGATGTTGATGCCAATACCAACGGTCAGGTGGTGATCCGTGATAGCGCCATCAACGAAGGTTTTAACACAGCCAAACCCTGGGCTGATGCGGTGATCTCTAATCGTCCGTTTGCGGGTAACACCGGCAGCGTTGATGATAACGACGAAATACAACGCAATCTGAATGACACTAACTACAACCGCATGTGGGAATACAATAACCGCGGCGTGGGTAGCAAAGTGGTTGCAGAGGCGAAGAAGTAAGAGCTATTAACTATTTGCCGGATGCGGCGTAAACGCCTTATCCGGCCTACGGTTCGATGCGATTTGTAGGTCGGATAAGATGCGCCAGCATCGCATCCGACAATAAGTGCCGAATGCGACCTACATTCACATGGCGCTTTTTACATCTGACGGTTTTTATTGAAGTTAATCAAACTACCCGCCTTGATAATCTCGCGCTCTTCGGCCGTCAGGCTTTCCATGTAAAGCGTAATTTCCGTTACCGGCGCATCTTCATGGATCACATAACCTTTAAACGTCGTACCCGGATTATCCAGCGCTGCTTTAATGCCAGGGATGTAAATGTAATCCCCCACTTCAAACGTTGGTGCTTCCGCCATCTGCAGCGGTAACATCCCCCAGTTGATGACGTTAGAACGGTAGCGTTTAGTCGCGTACTCCTCGGCAATATTCGCCAGACCGCCAATCACACGCTGGCAGCTCGCCGCCTGCTCACGCGCAGAACCATCGCCTGGTTTCACCGCATAGACCATGCTGCCAATTTCAGTTTGCAGCGGATCAATATGCTCCTGACCAGCAATCTGCTTAATGCGCGCAAACACCTCTGTCAGCTCGCTGACATTCCCCGCCAGACGCTGATTTTCCAGCTCAGCAGTCGCTTTACTTCTGCCAACATAACCTGGATCGCGGCGTGACAGGGTAAACTCCGCCAGACCAATCGGATTTGAACGATAAGAAGAGGTTTCACCGGAAGGGATCAGTTCGTCGGTGGTGGTCACTTCGTCGAGGATCTTCGAGCACACTTTGAGGACGATATTGTCAGTTAGCGCCCCCAATTCTGGCCAGTCTTTTATGTTCGGTCCGTAAATCAACGGTTGCTGGGTCGCCCCTTTCACAAAGCCCTGATAAACACGGTTTTTATACGGCGTTACATCGAAGGCGTACTCCGGTACGTTGTCCCAGCAATCAAGTTCGCTGGCAGAGGTTAAATAGCCACCGTTTGCCGCAGTCGCAGCGATAGAACGAGCGTCCATCAACGCCACCGCTGACATCTGCCCATTGGCTGGCTTAGAGCCTTCGCGGTTCGGGAAGTTACGCGTGGTGTGGCGAATACTCAAACCGTTGTTGATTGGCGTATCGCCCGCGCCAAAGCATGGGCCGCAGAACGCGGTTCTGATGATTGCGCCTGCGCCAATCAAATCTGCTACCACACCTTTTTTGGCGAGATCCATAAACACCGGCTGTGATGACGGGTAAACCGCTAACGAGAAGGTGTCATTGCCACAGGATTGACCGCGCAGTGCATTCGCCGCCGCGATGACGTTTTCGTAGTTACCGCCAGAACAGCCCGCGATAATCCCCTGCTGCACTTTCAGGCGACCGTTTTCGACTTTATCCAGCAGCGAGAGTTTGGCTTTACCGTGCGCCACGCGCTCGGACTCAATTTCAATCTCACGCAGAATATCGGTCAGGTTCTGGTTCAGCGTGTCGATTTCATACACGTTGCTCGGGTGAAACGGCAGCGCAATCATTGGTTTGATGGCGCTTAAATCAACGCTGATGCAGCCATCGTAGTACGCCATCGGTTGAGGGTTAAGCTGGCAGTAATCCTGGCCGCGACCGTGCAGCGCCAGCCAGTTATGGACTTCTTCATCGGTTTGCCAGACAGAACTTAAACAGGTCGTTTCCGTGGTCATAACGTCAACGCTGTTACGGAAATCGGTAGAGAGCGCAGCAACACC